CCCTCACACAGGCTGTAGTGGCAGCAGAATTTCCTACTGGTGAAATAGTAGAAAAGTTATATTACTATCTAGGTTACATGATGATTGGTACATCTAAGGGTGTACGTGCTTCTATTGTTAGCCCTGATGATGGCTCTTTATCTTACGGTCCACTTATCGTTGAGACATCTCAACCAGTCTATGACTTTGCTGCACGTGACCGTTTTGTATGGTGCACATCAGGTATTGGTGCTTTAGATGCTGGACTTATCCGTATTGATTTAGGTCAGAGCATTGAGGGTGAACCATTACGTTTTGCCTATGCAAATGACTTACAAGTAACCCAATCTGCAGAACACTATACAACAGGTGTTGCATTCATTGGCACTACTAATCGTCTTGCTTTTTGCACAGCACATAATACTACTGATGGTGCAATCTACATGGAGTCAGCAACAGTGCTACGTCCAACAGGATACGTGACCACTGGCGCTATCCGCTATGGAACACTTGAGCCAAAGAACTTTAAGTTAATCCGTGCCCGTGGTGACTTTACCCATGGCGCTATGGACATCTTTGCTATTGACCCTAGTGAAAACATATACACAATTATTACTTACAATGCTGCTGTTGGAACCCCAGAGGCTGCTACAACCAACCCAGAGGGCCCACAAGAGTATCTGTCATACAAATTTACGCTCTCACGCAGCGCAACCACGACTAGCCAAGGCCCTGTGTTTAAGGGTTATCAAGCCAAGGCTCTACCTGCTACAGCACGTCAACGGGTGATTCAGTTCCCTGTATGGTGTTTTGACGTAGAGACCGACAGATATAACGTAAAGACTGGATACGAAGGACGTGCGTGGGAGCGTATTCAACTACTTGAAGACATAGAGAAACTAGGAGATATCGTGAACGTGCAAGACTTTACTACTGGTGAGCGTGTGCAGGCTTTAATCGAAAAGGTTAACTTCTCACGCAAGACTCCACCATCAGGTCAGTTTGACGGCTTCGGCGGTCTTCTCCTCATCACAGTCAGGACTGTTTTATAATGACCGTAGCACAATGGCTTGGATTGGCCATCTCAGTATGTACTCTGGTTGGAGCCTTTGCTGTTTCAGTCAGATGGCTAGTCAAGCATTATCTTTATGAACTTAAGCCTAATGGTGGTTCAAGCGTTAAGGACTCAGTCATTAGACTAGAGGAAAAGGTTGAGATGTTGCACGAATTAGTAATTCAAATGGTTAAGAAGTAAGGGATGACAAATGAAACCTGTAGCCAAGAAAGCCACGCCTGCTGCAATTGCTGTTCTGCGCCAAGCGACGGCACTCAAGCCAAAGCGGAACAAAGCCTCAGATGGGCTTCTACCCAGTGCTGCTCATATAAATCAGAATCCTGATTCAGACCATAACACAGGTTATGCAGTAGACCTAACCCATGACCCAGAGTTGGGCATCAATGGGCACGAAGTCTATGCACATCTTAAATCTGATAGACGAGTTAAGTATTTAATTTTTAAGGGACGTATCTGGAGCGCTGAAAAGGGAGACCGTGATTACACAGGTTCTAATCCCCACAACAAGCACATCCACATTTCAATCAAGGATGACCACGGAGATGACACATCTAACTGGTTCCCTTGGTTGGGTAAGCCAACAACCATCAACAAAGTGAAGGCAGCAGTTAAGCCTCTACCAAAGAAGGAGAACAAATGAAAGAGTTCCTAACCCCTAAGCGAGTTAAGGCAATCAAGTCCTGGGCTACAGCGGTAGCAGCAGTGGCTGTCTTTACTGGAGTACAACTGGTCACTGACCTAGCACCACAGTACGCAGCAATCATCGCAGCCTTGACAGCACCAGCAATTAAGTGGGCTGACAAGAACGACGGAGACTTTGGACTAACCAAGAAGTAGCATTTAGAAGCCTTCCAAGGCCGTTTTAAGACGATTAATCCCTCTACCTAAGGTAACTACCCTAGGCGGAGGGGTTTTTCGTCGTTTTACCCCCCAGTGGAGTAGAAACCTGACCCATTAAACTTGACAGGGGCAGCGTGATAGACCCTGACCATAGGGTCATTACAGGTATCGCAGTAAGGGATAATCTCATCATCTGTCATGCCCCTGGTGATAATGACGGTTTCTGAATCGTTCTCACACTTGTATTCGTAACTAGCCATTCAACCCTCCAAGATTAGAGACTTAGTGTATCATAGAAGTGCGGGAAACCGTGGGGCGGAAACTTCAAATGACGGCGACGACAAATGTCTGATTCCAACTCCCTGAACCACCATTAATTTTTATGGGGGGTAGGGGGGCGTTTCTTAAAATCTGGTTCAGACAGCATTTAAGAAACCCGTGTGGTAGCGTATCCGTATGACAAAATTTATAGATTCAAATAAGTACTATAACATCGCTGACATAATCCATTTCTGCTGTGATGAAATGCAGTTCCGCTACATATGCAAATCCTGTGGGGATTCAATGGATTGCTACTACTGTGGATTCGACTACGAAGAGTCCCATGGTTGTGATACACTATGATTATGAGCGAATTACCTAAGCATATTTCCTATTCCAGTCTAACCACTTGGCAAGAGTGTGGCTGGAAGTACTATTTACAAAAAGTCGAAGGCGTTAAAGAAGCCCATGCAGTATGGTTCACAGGTGGTTCAGCAGTACACAAGGCTACCGAGAACTATGACAATGCAGGTCAGATAACTGTTGACTCTGCCTACCTTGATACCGTCTGGAACGATGCTTGGTTCAACCAAGTAAAGGAAGATGAAGCAATCAATGGTGACATGAACACTTGGCAGTTTGCCAAAAAAGAAGACATGTCATGGTGGTATGGCGAAGGTCGTTGGATGCTAGAGAACTGGGCTAAGTTCCGCATGAACGGCTGGTCAGTCTATGAAGACTTTGTTGAAAAAGAATATGAGATTCCGATTGATGACTCAACTGTAAAGATGGCTATTGACCGCGTAATGGTGGACTTCGAGGGGAATCGGGTACTCCTCGACATCAAGACTGGTGCGTCATCCCAGAGGCATCCTTTGCAACTCGCTGTCTATGCGTGGGCACTGGAGAAGCAAGGGATTTCTGTCGACAAGGCAGGCTTCTGGGATGCACGTACTGGTTACGTTTCGTTATGGAGTCTGAACAATTTGCACTCAGACAGAGTAGAAGATATACTCAACACCTTTGACAAAGCACGCAAGGAGACAATCTTTTTGCCTAACCTATCTAACTGTGGTCGATGTGGTATAACATCTTCCTGCAAGTTCGTTAATGGACACGTTAGTTAGTGATATAGTCCCACTTATCACTTCACTAGATGATGCGATAGATGCATGGGACAACATAGGGTTCAAACTCGAACATGAATGAGGGGGAAACAAATGACTGGTAATTTCCAAGTCAGTAGCAAACTCTACGACGGACGTATATTCGTTGTAGCGTCAGAAACCTACGCAGGATTCTGCGAGGCTCTAGAACAAGCCGTAGGCATCGAAGAGTCACAAGACCTTCTTAAGCAGATGGCACAATCACTATCAGGTGCTCCACAGAACGCATCGGAGGCTGTCGAAAACGTTCGTCAGTCATATCCAAACATGCAAGTGGACCACACTGCACATCCAACACAAACTGCTACCAATACAATGGGACCAGAAGCAAAGAAGTGCCACCACGGTGTCATGACTAAGCGACAGGGTTCAGGGGCTAAGGGACCTTGGAAGGGCTATATGTGCCCATCTCCAAAGGGAACTCCAGACCAATGTGAACCAGTCTTTATTCGTCGTAACGATGCAGAATGGAATACTTTCTAAACAATGAGAACACTTGCCCGTGCCGTAGGTAGCAAGGACATAGGTGGCGAACCGCTACCAACTGTCTTTCGCACCTTTGAAGTCAACAAGGTCGTGTTTCGGCGTGCCGAAATCTCGATGATTGCTGGTACACCTGGTGCTGGTAAATCTTCTGTTGCTTTAGCAATAGCATTGAAAGCAAAGGTCCCAACACTCTATGTCAGTGCTGATACCAATGCACATACAATGGCTATGCGATTACTATCTATGATAACTGGCAAGACTCAATCTGATGTAGAAGTTTTACTTGAGACTGAGGTTGCTACTTCAAGGAAAGTAATTAACGAACACGCTCAGCACATCTTCTGGTCTTTTGATTCTAGTCCTACGCTAGATGATTTAGACCAGGAGGTTGCTGCGTTCGAAGAACTATGGGGATGCTCACCTACTCTTATCGTTATTGATAACCTTATGGATATTTCTAACGATGGCGGAGAAGAGTTTGCAAATATGCGCTCTACTCTGAAAGAACTCAAGTACCTCGCAAGAGATACTAACGCTGCTGTTATAGTACTCCACCATACAAAGGAGTCCTATGTAGGTACACCGTGTCAGCCACGCTCTGCTTTGCAGGGTATGGTCGCACAGTTACCTGCACTTATCTGTACAGTTGGCACTGATGCACCTGGCTTTATCGCCGTAGCACCAGTGAAGAACCGTTATGGTAAGGCAGACCCATCAGGCAACACTGCCTTTTGGTTGAACTTTAACCCCGAATACATGGATGTTTCTGACATCGCTGAGAGGTTAAAATGAGTTTCATCGACCCTATCGTACCTGCTCCTGACTGGGGAAATCCGTTTCCTAACGTAGACCCTGATGAGTGGGAAGATGACGATGACTAAAGATATAAACCAATTAAAACCAGATTATACTAGGGCAATGGATATCCGTGGTGAGCCAACCACGGTATGCATATGTGGGTGTTACATTTGGAATCTCAAAGTATCCTTCGACCAAGATGGTACTATTGGGATGTATTTCAGAGATATGGAGTGTGCTGACTGTGGAACACAGGCAACCGCGCCAATTGAGGAGTAAGAATGAAACTAACAACATACGCTTGGATTATGGCTGCTGTAGTCTTTGTGGGAACTTTGCCTCACACTGTGGGTGCAATGTTTTTGGAAAGACAAATAGTAATCAGGGAGAACTGCGCTAAACCAATTTTTGGTGTAGTCTCAATATCCGAGATGAAGAAAATGGCAAAATGGATTGCAAAGGGAAAAGTCCTAGAGCAATACAACAGCAATAAAGAGTGGAGCGCATTGTCTACATTATGGAGCAGAGAGTCCCGATGGGATTACACTGCTGACAATCCACACTCAACTGCTTATGGTATCCCTCAAATTTTGGGAATGCCAGAGAATACCCCGATGCCTAAGCAAATTGACTTAGGGCTCAAATATATCAAGCACCGTTACGGTAGTCCATCAAAGGCTTTGGCCTTTCATAATCGCAACGGCTGGTACTAATCATGGGTGGTCGCGCAGCAAAGGCTAAAGGTGCAGGAGCAGAGCGAGATGTAGTCAAATACCTCAAGCAATGGTTCCCGTATGTAGACAGGCGTTTAGCAGGTGCGACCCTTGATAAAGGTGACATCTCAGGTATTCCTGGTGTTACTATAGAGATAAAGAACCATGCTAAGATGGACTTAGCAGGTTGGACAGAAGAGTTGATAGTCGAGATGACTAACGATAATGCTTGGACAGGCGTAGTTGTGCACAAGAGGAAAGGGCAGGGGAACCCTGGAAACTGGTACGCAACTATGCCTGTACATGTATGGGTAGAACTCTTAAGGAAGGCGTTAGACAAGTGAACGATGAAAACCCGAACATCACTGCAATACTAGAGCACTATGGTGCTACAGTTCCAACTCGAAGTGGTTGGGCTAAGATGAAGTGTCCGTTTCATAATGATTCACACGCATCAGCAGCAGTTAATCTGCAAGACAATCTTTTTAAGTGTCACGGCTGTCAGTACAAGGGCAGCGGTTACAAAATTATTATGGATAAAGAGGGGGTAGGTTTCCGTGAAGCAATCAGCATCGCAGAAGGAATCCTTAACCAAAGCGGCCAAGTACTACCACGCCGCATTGGGCGAGGCGGAAGAGTATCTGGCAGGTCGGGGAATAACAATGGAGCAAGCGACAGCCGTGCGCTTGGGCGTCGTCTTAGAGCCGTTAACGGGTCATGAAACCTATCTCAACAGGCTTGCGATTCCGTATATTACGCGTTCAGGGGTGGTGGACATTAGATTCCGTTCGATGGACCTATCAGAGCCGAAATACATGGGAATGGCTGGTGCGACAACGCATCTCTACAATGTTAGTGCGTTCTTTAGAGCAACCTCATTTATTTCTATCTGTGAAGGTGAGATTGACACGGTCACACTCGATACTGTTTGTGGTATACCTGCGGTGGGGGTCCCAGGCGTTAACAACTGGAAGAAACACTATACCAAACTCCTGCAAGACTTTGAGAAAGTATTCCTGTTTGCTGATGGTGATAACGCTGGCAGTGATTTTGGCAAGTCTCTTTCTCGGGAACTTGGTAACCTTGTGGTAGTGCAAATGCCTGAGGGTGAAGATGTGAACTCTATGTATCGTCTGCATGGCGCAGATTACTTTAACCACAAGATTGAGAGCGTGCAGTAATGTTAATCCCAGTAGACGGACACTTCGAGTGTTCAGAATCCAATTGTGACTTTGTTACCTGCGACCTCTATGAGTTTATGGAGCACTGTGGTGTTGAGTATGAGTGGGGTGTACGCCTCAACAAGAGGTACACATTTGACCTATTTCAGTTCCTAGAGATACTCAATGAGTTAACTAATATGGGTGACCTAGACGCCATGTATGACCACATACAGTCAGCAACCCTGTTAATGATTAACGC